GAGTGAATACTTGGTTAGCATAGACCTGAATATAGCCATGCTTCTTCTCAACCTCGAAAATGACAAAATCCTGCTCGCCGTGTAGATCATCAGCAGTCAAGAAAGTTTCTTCTCTCAACCGTTGCCATAAAATGTTGTTAGTAGGGAATTTGAATATTAATTGATAGGTGCTATTTGCTTCTTGTGTGATGTTATCATCGTACGCGGCATTAAGAGGAATATTCCCTTCTGTTAAGTAAATCATACTCGATACCTCCAATTAGGACGAATAGTCACCTTGCGTACATTACCAGTAAATGTCACACCATTACTACCAACAGGTATTTCAAAAAATCCTCCACGTTTTCTAAGAGTGTTCTGCACTGTCCCACTGGCATTAAAGATATTTTGTTTTCCTTGCCTGCAATCGATTGTAGTTTTTGTATTTACAGTCAGATACATGGTCTTATTGCCAATTGTAAGTGATACATCCCCATCGCCCTCAATCTCGATGATAGGCTCTGAATAGACCGTACCGATATTATCAATCGTTCCAGCGCTTGTTAATACGACTGGTGCGATATTCTTCGGATATCTGAACGGTTGCATGTCTAACTTGATTTCTAAATTCCAAGCATCATTTCCAAAAGGTTTATAACTAGCATTCACAAAGTTAGCATAAAACAATGAGCCAAGCTGATAGCTAAATTCCAAAACATTATCATTCGATTGAAACTTATCAAGAATACTTTCAATATCAACCATTTTTTTAACGTAGAGAGTGAAGGGCCTTTCGTAACTGTCGAAAGAACCATCTAACACACGGTAACTACCATTAACTCCATAAAGAGTTGCCTTCTCTCCTTTTGGCGTAGCCGCCTCCACCTTCCCAAAGTCAGTCACAACACAATTAGGAAGGGTTGATGTGTTAAAACCATTGATAATCATATAATCCATTAGATTCCCTCCCTTGCATAAATTGCACCATGTTGTTCATAGGTTTTAAGCGAGATAATGTCATTGTCCAGATAAACATCTGACGATTTTTCAAGGATAGCAGTAAGGATTCTCTCCATACTCGCTCTCAGATTCGCTATTTCAGAAACGGTCTTACTCTCATGAGCCTCAAATTGGGTTGACGGCATAGCCAATTGTGCCTCAAGGATTTTAGTAAAGTGTACAGAGGAATTCAAATCCATGTCATCTCCTGAGAATACATCTGAAATTTCATCAACCATTCCTCCGACCGTTTGTTTGACATCCTTAAATTGCTCTTGTAATCCTTGATCTAACCCTTCCATAATGGCGTTACCTGCAGGAATTAATAACTTTCTATCATACTCGATTGGTCCTTTGTGATCTCGAATCCAGTTTGCAACTCCTCCAATGAAGTCTGTTACAGCTCCCCATGCAGCTTTCAATCCGCCTAGAAATCCATCTATAATGGCTTTTCCTGCCGCCCACAAGTCAATTTTACCCAGACTTGAAACAATGTTGCCGCCCATTTCTCCTATCTTTCCGAGTACTTCTGGAATCATTTGTACTAATCCTTTAATCAAGCTGGAGATAATTTCAACACCAGCATTTAAAATCTGAGGTAAGTTGTTCCAGATTGTAGTCACCAGATTAGTAATCATATTGATTGCTGTGTCCACTAAGTCTGGAATTCTCTGGATAATCCCACTAATTAAATTAGTAACAACTTCGAACCCTGAACTGATGAATTGAGGTGCGTTGCTGTAAATTGTTTGCAGCAACGATGAAATTAAATCAATTCCAGCTTGTAAGATGCCTGGAGCAGCTTGAACTAATCCATCAATTAATTGGAATACAAAGTCTGTTCCAGCTTGGAAGATTGATGGCCAGTTCTGCATAAACGACTCAACGAGTCCATTAACGATATCACTTACAATATTCAGTAGTCCTGGGATTGCTTCTAGAGCGCTGTTGTATATTCCCATGACCATATCGCTTCCCATTTGCAGCAACTCTGGTACTGATTCCATGATTGAGCCTAAGTTCTCTCCTATAGCTGCACTGGCTAATTCAAACGCTGATTCTAGGATGTCTGGCACACCTTTAACCACGTTCCACAGCATTGGCAAGAAGTTATCTACAAAGAATGTCTTAGCAGTGTCTGCTAATGCAATCAGAGCAGGCTCTACATCTTCACCAAGCGCTAAATCACCGAGCAAGTTATGCGCTGCAGCCTTCATCGCATTAAATGAGCCAGTGAAAGTCGTGGATGCTTCTTTTGCAGTGGTTCCAGTGATGTCAAGATTATCTTGAATCGCGTGGATAGCTTGATACACATCATTCAGATTGTTGATGTCGTATTTCGTTCCAGTGAGCTTTTCTGCATCTCTTAATAAGCGCTGCATCTCTTCTTTAGTACCACCATACAGTACAAATTCGTTACAATTCGCTAGATTGTAACCGTCTTTTAAAGACTGCTCTATGTCACCATAGAGATTAGACTATCTCTTGTGCAGTTTCTGCACCCTAGCGCTTCGGTTCGCTTGAACCTACTCTACTCCATTAAAAAAACTGACGTTTTCTCTGTTTCGATAGTCGTTACACTTTCAAGATTAAATCTTGCTTAGCACGATATTGTCTAAGCTGCTATGCTTAGAGTTTCATCGTTTTCACTAGGTTTACCCTCGGCTATGGCTTTTCTACCGAGCTTTAAATTGTCAAGCATGGTGTAGTTCTGTTTAGCAAATCCTTGATAAGCCGTCTGGATGCTTTCCATTGAAGTCCCCATCTTGTTCGAGTTATCGGCCATGTCAATCATCGCCATGTTGGCCACTTCCGCAGCTTTTGCAGTATCACCGCCCAACGATTGCAGCAAGCTTGCACTGAAGCCTGTCACGTTCTCCATATAAGCGTTGGCAGACAATCCAGTCGTTCTATATGCTTCATCCGCATACTTAACTACTTGTGCTTTGCTATCTTTGAATAGCGTTTCAATACCACCTAATGATTGCTGCAAGGAAGCTCCCTCGCTTAATGCAGCAGTAATACCAGTCTTAATAGCAGCACCAATTCCAAGCGCTGCAGCAGCTTTCAAGGCTACACCCTTAAATCCGCTCATGAAGCTAGTACCTGCTTGCTCACCAGAGCTTGCAGCTTCTGGACCCATGGCTTTACTAATCATTCCGCTAATTCCTTTTGCTGATGGGATAATTTGAACATAAGCAGCTCCTAATTCTGTTGCCATTAGTCATCCTCCTTTCTTAACAATTTCTCTCTTTCTCTTAAGAAGTCCTCGCTTGATTCAAATCCAACCAAGTCGCTTGTTTTCGATTTTTGCTGTGATTTTGTCAACAATGCGAGCATAGATGCTGGATAGTTGCGACCGTTCATGCCGTCCTTTGTCTGCTGCCATATCAACACGTTTAACTTGTCTTGTATTCCAGCGAGCAGCAAAGTCTCAAACGGAACTCCGATATCATTCATCTTCATTTTGATTCTTGAGTCTTCTCTTAAACCAAAAGAAAAAACGGCCACCATTTTTAACGGCAGCCGCCTGTAATCGTATATTTGATATGTTTCAGCAAGATCACAGATAAGCGCGTCTTCATCAGTCGCTACCATTTTAGCGAGGATTAAGATTTTTTTAATTCTTTATTTTCAAAAATAGTTTTCATAGTGTCCACAACATCTTCTTTAGTCACTAATCCATGCTCATTGCGCATGCTATTTAAGAATGCTTTGGCTTCATCTTTAAATACAAACTCGACTAAATCTGGAAGATATAACACGCTCTTTTCTACCTTTGAAAGTGCCTCTAAAAAATCGTAACTCTCAAGTAATTCTTCAGCGATACTGTAATTGAATCCTGCTTCTGTTGTTCCTGTAATCATTTAATTACCCCTTCTTTGCAATATATTCGTAGTGAGTGAAACCTTCAGTATCTGGGAATGCGGATACAGTACTTTCATATCCAAGCGTATCAGAGTCTGAGTATGGAATTTCTCCCATTTCAGTCAATTTACAAATAGGAATAACCACGCGTTTCAAGTAGCCGCCTTTTAATACAGTATCAATTACCATTACTTGCTCTTCGGCTTCCTCTAGACCTACTTTAATTTTCACTCCTGTTTCAAGAGATCCTTCGATATTTGACTTTCCATAAATGAATTTAAGTACATCGATATTCAATGCTTCAATAAATGTCATTTTGAACTTATCTGTCTTTTCTTTTTGCACCGAGTTAACGATGGCACCGCCCCATGCTTTGATGTCCTCACTAGATGCCGTATTTTCGTTTTTAATTCCATCTTCTGAGATGAAACCAAGATTTTTAAATGCTGCATCCAATTCAGATTTTGCATCTTCTGGCAATGCTGTTTTTAATGGAGCTACAAACACGGCACCAGCAACTTTAGGCTTTACGGCCGTTACCTTTGTAACATCGTTTTTATTTTCTGCCATCACAATTCTCCTTTAATTAATAGTGTTTGATATCAAATACTGCTTGATATCTATATTTTTTACTTTCAGTATCTGTGTATATGTAGTCGCTATTAAGCGATACACCAGATACATCATCTAATTCGACTAACATCTCAACTGCAGCCTTAACTGCTTCATTCAACTGTGCAGCCTTGTACAGCGTTGAATCATAGCTCTGAAATACAATAGTTGAAGACTTGAGATGTTTTCTCTTTCCGCTGCCAGTCTGTTCGATTAATACGAATCTATCTGGCATCTTAGCTGCACGCTCCATGACTACTTTGCAGTCAAGCTTAGTAACTAAGAAGTTGCGAATCGTTTCAAGAATCATCATCTCACCGCCTTTAATAGAGTATTATTCTTTTTTGTGTCCTTGATTGCCTTTACGGTGGTAGCTTTAACACTCGCATTGGCACGAGTTTTCCCTGTGAAAGTAGATACTTCATATCCATCTCCAGCTCTCCCTTTGATTACTTCAGCGCGTTCTCTTAGCATTGCTTGCACCTCTTGTGAGCGCAGCATATCTCTAACACCTTTACTATTCAGTTTAAACTTGAAATCACTCATATCTTTCCACCATCACCTTCTTATGCCAACGAGTAGGAACTAGCTCCTCAATCCCTTCCTGGACAGGACCAAATGAACGGAACTTCTTACCAAAGAACTCAATAGTCTTATCTTCCCATTCGTGAGTGTCTCCTTTAGGAATGCCCAGCAGATAGACTGCTTTCTTTCCTTCAAGCTGCACTGAATTAATAACATCATCGGCACTAGCAGGAGCGACAAGAACATCCTTTACTTGAGCAGCCTGCTCTTCGAAGATGTCAGCTCCAAATCCATCGCTGCCAGTCTTGACAGTTTGATATAGAGTGACTGTAATTCCTTTAATTTCCATAAGGCTCAATCACTCCAAATCTTTGAGTTGTTAGTTTCAATCGTTTCTTTTCTGACTCTTTAATGAAGATTCCGCCTCCTGGAACTAAATACGAGCCACTAACTGAGTAACCCATTGCGCTCTGTGCAAACTGTGTCATCGGCTCTTGAGTCGTTGAAGTCATTAGAGCACGAGATACGACATCAACAGTCACAGACTTAACAACGTTCCTAAAACTTTCGCGCTCCAGAATCATATTGTCTAAGTCTTTGCCGTATTGATAAGCCTCTTCACGCAGCATGTCTGATACTGTATCAAGAAGCGCTTCGGCTCGTTCTCTTTCAGCAGGCTGCAGATTTCTCCACATCTTCTGTAAGTCATCTAAAGTAGCAAATGAAGCCATTACTCATCATCCTTTGCTTCTTTCTTTTTAGTTGTTTTCTTCTTTGGCTCTTCTAATGGCTCCCATGAGCCAGACAGCACGCTGTCTGACTCAATGATGACACCATTCTCTTTATTGATATATTTCATATCGCTGCCCTACGATTCTTTAACGCGTGCGAAGGCTGTTTCGTCTAAGATGCCCCATCCCACATTAGCTTTTGTACGCAAGCACACTTCGTTATGAGCTTTTAAGTCGCGACCTGCTCCATCTGGATCACCATATTGAATTACTTCTAATGAGATTGTGTCAGCATAACCCCATTTGAAGCTGTTTTCGAAGTCACCAACGATAACATGGTCTTTTTCTGCAGTGTTTGTGCCTGTTGGAATCATATTTTTTGTTGAATCAGCAATCATGCCAGCAAATACTTCTGGACATTGACCAAATTTAAATTCTGGATATTGAGTAACTCCGTTTTCTTTCACTTTAGACAATGCGTGTGTAGCTTGAGGAGAGAAGATGATTCCGTTAACTACTCCTCCAGTTGCTGTAACTGTATTTGCTGCAGAATCGATATTATCTTCAATATTTGCTTCTGCATAAGTTACAACGTTAGTAGTAATTTGGCCGTCAAATGAGTTAGTAGCCTTGAATGTTCCGTCCGTCATAGATTTAGGTTCTAAACCATGGATTGCTGCGATATCAATCGCTTCTGCAAGCTTTTTAGCAAACCCTTCGTTAAATGCTTCTAAGAATGTAATTTGTTTTTCTTCGCTCATTGTTAAGAATTTATCTGATACGCGCGCTTGATATGCGATTTCGTAAGGGCGCACTACTTTAGGGTCGACAGTTGCTTTTCCAGCAGCTACTTTTTCACCTTCTCCTACAATTTGAGCGTTTCCTTCTAAATTAAAGATAAAATATTCTTTACCTTCTTGTGGCACTGGATCTTGTTTTGAAACCTTAGCTAATACTGATTTCCCTTTTACTTTTGAGAACAATTCTTTTACTAATTGCGGTGGATATAATGTGCCTGCTTCTAATGCTGTTTTATCTGTCATATTTATTTCCTCTTTTCTTTTTGTTTTATAGATTTAATTGTTGCAACACTTGTCGCATTGATGCTGTTCTTGAATCAACTTCTGGCTCGTTGGATTTCATTGGCGCGACTACTTGTTTTTGTTTAACAAATGCAGATAATCGTTCTGCATCGGCTTGCAAGCTCTCTTCATCGCTTCCTTGAAGTCGTTCGGCTAAGTCGTAAGGTAATCCATTACGAACAGCAATTTGAGCTTTAAGCTGTGATGCTTTGTATTCGTCTGAGACTTTCTGCAGCTCCGCGAATTCTGCCTCTTTAGCGCTAATAAGGCCATCTTTCTCGATGAGCAGCTGATTATTTGCCTCGATGGTTGAAAGCAGTCCAGCTCTTTCTTCTTCCAATTCCTTCACACGATTTTCAAGCTCTTCAGTTTTTGCTTGTGCGCGTTTAATTCGCTCACTAACAATCTTGTTAAGCTCTTCTTGTGTAAATGTTGTGTTTTCAGACATATAATGTCTCCTTTCCCTCTTTAACCTGTGAGTCCAGTAGATTTTTTTATTAAAAAAAGCCGCTATATAATGATATGTACCCAGAATCCTGGACAAACCAGTAAAGGGGGTACATATCAATAAATAGCCGCTTTTAGTTTAATAACTGATTTTTTGAACGCGCTTAGGCTTGGCCGTAGCGCATGCCCAGTGTGCCAATAGCGCACTGTCCATTAAGCTGATATCGACATCATCAAAATGTGAACGATATCCGAAGCCACCATTCGAGCCGATATTTCTCTTATCGCAGTTTGTTACAACTTTTGAAAGAGATGGCTGCCCAGAGTGACAAATTGTTTTCTGGTATACTCCTTGCTCCCATAACGCATTTGCCACGATTATCTCTTTAACCGTTGGCAGCACAACGTTTTTAATCCTGTACTCTCTTAATTCGTCATCTAGCACCTTTTGACCAGAAGCGCCATCAATAACAATTTGAGCAACGTTTGCTTTTTTAAGAAATGACACAATCCAGTCATTCCCATTTCGAACAGATTGGCAATCAACTGCCTCAACGAATATATCTCCATAATCTGTCTTAACAGCGATGCTTAATGCAACGTTCGTACCATCCTGTCCATACTTAATACCAGCGAATAGCTGCCCTTTAAATTTAGGCATTTCTTCAATTCTCAATGCTTCCCATTCTGTCTCTGAGATAGCTGATTTTTGATTATATTTAGGCCAATAACCAAGCCGCTGCACGTTATGATCGAGCTTATCATCACCCAGCTCTGCCTCAATTTTCCGCTCGTCTAAGTGATATCCCATTGATGGGTTTGATTGATACCAGGCTTCTACATCGTTAATATCTCGTTCTTCTGGAACTGACCACTCCGCCCATCCAGAATACTTAGCTCTACCAAACAAGCATGCTTCCCTAAATTTAGAGAATACCGTTCCGCTTGAGACTGGTGTTGGAGGTGTTCCGCATAGAATAGTGATAGGATTTTCACTATCTGTTACTGTATATTTAAGAGCTGATTCTTGCTCTGTGGTGTACTCTTGCGCTTCATCGATAACTAAGATATCGAATCCTTCACCGAGTCCTCCGTTCGATGTTCTCGTTCTGAACTGGATAACTCCTCCAGTAGCATATAGCTCAATACGTTCTTGACCTTTAGCTCTAATCGAGTTGAAGTCTTCTCCATCGACACAACCCATTTTTTCAAGGTATTTTTTCATCTTTTCAAAAGAAGAATGCGATGTACTGATTCTGTGTGCTGTATGCAGAATATTCAATCCTCTATGCAGCGCCCATAATTCAGCTATATAGAGAATTTCAGACTTACCATTCCGCCGTGGGATTGAATATCCGAATTTCTGATGCACCCACAGTCCTTTTTTATCCAAAGCCATAATAGGCTCCAGAAGCTTTTTCTGCCATGTATAGCATGACAGTCCTGTCTTCTCGTATATCTCAATGGCTTCTTTAGCTAGAGAACGCTTTTTGACAAATGGCAAGAGGACAGCTTGTGTAGGAATTTGATTCCCATATTTCTTCCTAGCCACTCAATCATCCTTTCTATTTTCCAGCCTTTTTAGCAGCAACTTTGTCTTTTAAATTAAGGTATGCTGCGCTCTTTTGATTTTTTTGACTTACAAAATCTTGTAATGAGATGTTATTCATTGCTGCTCGTCCAAGCTTCTTAACCATGGCTTGATATTCTCGTCTATCTTCGGATGCCAGATTATCTGCCACATCACTCTCACGCTGCTTATTAAATGCAGCACGCGTATTAACCTCATTACTCCACTTCTTAGACCAAGCATTCTGCTTCTTGCCATCGCCTGGATGATAATCAATAGTGCATGTACATCTATCATGCCTTTTAAACACATCTCTACTAACTCCAGGATAGTGATACACTCCAGCGATTCTGTCGCACCACTCGCAACAGTTACCATCCGTGCTGCGGATGATTTTCGGCTGCAGTCCAGCGTTGTAATGAAAGTCAGCATTAACTTGAATATGCTTATCTACTACATTTTTGCTAAAATTAACTACTGGTTCGCCTAGAATCCATGAAACATCATCAAATGTATTCTCATAAGCTATGCGATTGATTAAGCTGTCTATTCTTGCTTGATTAATAGGAGCTTGAATCGACTTTAATCCAATTCCAGCTTTTTTATTAAGCTCTTCTTGCACTCTCATAGCATAAGAACTAACCATCCTGTGGTTAGTTCCTAGTACATCGTTTAAGATACGCTCTGCAATGTTGTAATACATTTTTCCGTCTGGCAGCACAGCACTGCTAATGTTTTGCTGTAGGGCCTCTGAGATTAGCCTTCCGAGCGATACGGCAAATTCGTGTGCATCGATGAAGTTAGCTTTACCATTTGTTAATAGAAGCAGTAATCTTTTTAATTCTGGATTATTCTCAGCAGCTTCAAAGAAATCTTTTTGAATTTTTTCAAGCAAGCCTGGAACAATATCATCCATTCATATCAGCTCCTTTCACATTTATTGCTAACACATCATTATTCAGCAGTTTTATCTTCAATTTTAGTTTTATTCAACATTTCTGTTGCTTCGGCCTCACTCATTCCTGTTGACATTAGGAGCGTGATTCCATTTTCTTTAGAAAGTACACCTTTCTGGTAATTGTTGAGCAGTGAAGTTATCTCATAAGTTGAGATAATTCTATTTTTCTGTTTATCCGCTCCATTATCACTAACTGCCGTTTTTGGCTCTATTACCTCTTGTACAGGTTTAACATCCATATTTCCTTTAATTCCGCTCAAATCGTAGATAATATCTGGAGTCAAGAAGTTAGGCATTGCTTGATTAAATTTAGACACGGCATCACCTAATAGAGATAGTGCCGACACATCCGCTTCAAACAACGGTTCCCACTTAAGTACTGTATTAGAGAATTCTTTTCTTAAATAGCGTACTTCATCGCGTAGACATACAGATACATACGCTACATTAAGAAGTCCAGAACCTAGAGAACGCTGTGCAGCCTTTCCTGCGAGTCTTAAGTTCTCATGGCTTGCCTTGATAGCTTCAACGCTTGAAGGATTGTCAGATACGAAGCCTAAATCATCAAGTGTTAATCCAGTTTCACCAGCGAATCCAGCAGCAGCCATCTTGAGCTGCTCAACAAATGGAGTCATACTAGCTGCACTGAATTGTCCTACAGTTGGCTTATCTCTATCATCGTCTTTAGTAAACATGATGAAGCTTGAGATTGTAGCTTTCCAGCTTTCCATAGGCTGCGCATCCTGGCTAACTCCAAGAACATATTTCTGAGGGAATGAATAGAACTCAGCAGTCACTTCTGAACGCTCAATAGTGCGCTGTGCTGTCTTCTGATAATCAATCCCAGAGCGAGTGATACGAGAACGCCCAAACGGCCTAGAAGCGTCTGGTCTGTGAATCACTGGCACCAGCAATGGAATTCCAGTAGGATTTTCAATAGAGTAAGGCTCTCCATTCTTTGGGTAGAAAATCGTTTCTTCTGGAGTGAAGTATGCTTCTAATGTAGGATTGTTGTTTTCTCCTCTCTGTAGCACTGCATAGCCTTCTGTTAGTAAGTTAGTGATTGGATCTAGAACACCAGTCGCATTACTAGCCTCGATGACTTGCAAGCGTGGCATCCCTTCTTCATCCTTCGATATGTAGATGAAGCAGCATGAACCAATCAAGGCTGACAGGATTGCTGAATCAAAGAAGATATCTGGATTGTTAAATCGGAATATCTCATTAGCGTTAAAATTGTCGTTTGCAAATTCTCTGAACACTAATCTATCAGCTAGACTGTCCACTGCTTTTGTAGTCCATCCAAGTACTGTCTTGTATTTATCTCTAATCTGTGCTGGAATCGTGATTCCGTCCGAATTGTCAAGTTTCTGCATTGAATAGTAGTCATATCGCATTAATACTCTGCTGCGATATAGATCCAGCTTCTTCTGTAGATATGCTTTCCCTTTTAGTTCCATTTCTTTCTCCTTTTCGTGTTTTTGGCGCGAGAAAATATGTACAGTGACTGCGTGAAGGTCGCGAGAGCTGCAGGGTAGGTACCCTCCCCCCTATCAGTCTGGAACGTAATTTGTCCAATCTTTAGTTTGTGGCAAATTTCGGTTTCCTACGGTTTGTTTGATTTCTCGTGCTTGATTGAATAATTTATCTGATTTATTTCTGTTGCATGTCCAGTGAGCCAGCTGGAGGTTATCGATGTCGCTTGGATGTCCTCCCTTGTTAATTGGAATGATGTGGTCTATCACTGGTGACATAGGGTGTGGATGTTTTAATCTTGTATCAACAGGTTTCCCACAAATTCCACAGATATTCTGAGTCTTCAGTATTATCTTCTTGTTCTTCTCGAATGCGACTCGATGGGGGCCAATTCTATCTGGGCGGGCCATTTCAACTGCCGCCTCCTTTCATTTGAGGGGTGGGGGGTATTTTTTTATTGATTAAACATTAAAAAAGCCACTATCAGAGCGTGTCTGTGCATATAGCTAGTGGCAGTTTGACATCTTATTTTAGGACTCTTCGGAGTCTCTTTGAATTTATCATATCTTATATTGTGTTAAATTCGAGCAACGCTCGAACTCATTGATTTAATAATGTTTCTTGAACTTTCTTATTTTGAATTTACAAAATCTCAATATGTTAAATTGAACATCGTTATAAGTAGAAATCGTCCATCGATTTATCCTGCTGATCTTGTTGAATTCCGATGTATCGAAGTGTAATGTCTGGGCTTGCGTGGTTAAATAGAACCATCAACATAGCCACATCTTTATTATTTTTATAGTGGTGATATCCAAACGTTTTACGCATTGTGTGCGTTCCAACGTTCTCAATGCCGATATCTTCCGCTGCAGCTTTCAGAATGTAGTAAGCTGCTTCCCTTGTAATTGGTTTGTTCTTTCCTTTGCGACTCTTGAATAGATAATCTTGAGGATTCATGCTGCCGATGTACTCTTGCACTTCTCTTCTTAGAGAGCGATTCATTTTACGCTTTAATATTTTTCCTGTTTTCATCTCTCTAATGTTTACGTACTGGCCCTGCACATCCTTCACTTTAAGTTTAATGATGTCGCTTATTCTTAATCCTAGGTTAATTCCGAACATGAACAGCATATAGTTTCGCTCGTTCCATTCCTTCAGATAATCCTTCATAGCTTGCACATCGTCTGGATCTCGAATAGGTTCCACATAATTCATGCTGCTTGTCCTTTCTAAAAACTAAAGAGCGCACCTTGCAGCACGCTCTTTTGACAGTTTTGTTGTTTATTAGGGGAATTGCCGCGAGTGGACTCGAACCACTCTATTTAATTCCTATGCGGCACTTGTTAACAGTCGTCCATGCTGCTAACTTGGATACACCTTTTTCAGGACTGGCTTTGCTTGTTGTTTCCGCAATCAAGCTATTTAATATCTCTATCCACTTTTTCCACAATAACATTATAACCTGTTGCAACTCTTTTAAAATCACAACTTACTCTCATAATTGTCCCAAATAATTAATTAAATCATTTATACCAACAATTTCTTTTCCTTTTCTATATCTTAAAGTAGAGCCATTATTATAATAATTAGCAAAATGAAGTTTAGCTCTATCGAGCAATCTATAGAACTCTGTTGATGAATACCCTAAATCCATGTATATTGCGATATTACTAATATTGTTTTTGATGTACCTCTCGATTAAAACCTGCCTAAGATACGGATCAAGAATTTTATTTATCGCACTATCAACCTTATCAATAAGTTCTAACGCTTCCTCTTGTCTAGTTAAATGTTCTTCAAGTGGGTTTCGAATAACTCCTGTAAAGCACCTTGGTTCGAATGAATATGTTGGTGTAATTTTACTTACATACTTCTCTCCAGCTATGGCTTTTAGTGTCTTATATTGCTCAAGTATTATAGTTGCGGCCTCGATTGTTGCTTTCTCATCCAGCTTCATCTAACTCCCCCTTTTAAAACGGCAAGTCGTCCTCGCTGAATTCGATTGGCTCAGCTTCATTGCTGCTGAATACAGGCTGATTGTTTCTTGCTTCCACGACTTTCTTAGTCTCTAATAGTGAGAAGCCTTCTGCTAATACTTCTGTGATATAGACTGTCTTTCCATCTTTATCATAGCTGCGCGTTTGAATTCTTCCCTCAATTCCTACAAGTGAGCCTTTGTCTGTGAATTTAACGAAGTTTTCTGCAGCCGTGCGCCACATTAGACAATTAATAAAGTCTGCTTCATACTCTCCGCTCTTGTTCTTGAAATTGCGCTGCGTTGCAACGCTGAATTGAGTGTATTTAGTTCCGGTTGATGTAAATTTAAGCTCTGGCTTTCTAGTAAGTCTGCCAACCACTACTACATGATTAATCATTATCTTTCCCCTCCAATAGATATTTCTCGTGAGCTTTCAAATCGCCTTTAAGAATTCGAGTAACTCGATTAAATTCTTTGATTGCTTGTGACTTCATTGGCTTAATGCCATCTCTTCGAGCTTCGTCTGTTTCTGGAATGTAATATCCTGTTCTTCCGTTGCGTTCTCCGATAATCACAATCCCATAACGATTAACTAATGTGTCGATAATCTTCTTCACTCGTCTTTCTGATAGTTTAGTGATGTTTGAGATGTCCACTCTATTAATTCGTCTAGTGTCGCTGTTTGGAATCAATCTCAACACCATTCTTTCCTCTGCACCCATTCGTTCCATTAGCAGCTCTCCTTCAATTCTTCTAATCTATCTAAGTTATATCCAGACCAGGCATTTTCGAAGTGTTCGTCTAATGTCACAACTGGAAGCTGCTGGAAGCCGTTTAATCTAATTTCTTCTAGCTTCTCTGGATGTTCAGATACATCCACTGACTCAAATTGAATTTTATTTTGATTTAGCCACATCTTTGTCATCTCGCATTGGATGCAGTTGTTTTTTGAATACACTTTAATGTTCATTTTCTATTCCCCTCTTGAAATTCCAATAAATCTATCTTTATCAAATTTTGCACTCATTCGAGTATTGTCTTCTCTGTCTGTGTACGTGAACCAGATAGTTTTTTCGTACTCTTCCAGGTCTTCAATATTCTTGAATTCGAATGCTTTTCCGTTTTCTAGAAACAATACTATTTTCATGTTAGCCTCTCATGTTCTTCTGAATTGACATCACAATCCCTGCGATTGAACCGATTAACATCAAAGAAAATATAATTACTAAGTAAGTAGCCACTGGCAGCACGACTGCAAACCATGTGATTGGCACTCCAACTAATTTAATAATTACTAAGATCATGCTTAAGCTTAATGCTGCTACAAACATATATGTTAGTAGTCCTGCTTTTTTATCATCCATCCTTATTCCTCCTTTGAATCTACACCATCGATTATTTCTATCGAATCTTCGACCATTTCTCTTATATTCCAAATTATAGATTTGCCTTTATATCCAACAATGATGCTCATGCCGTTTAGACTTCTACAAATATCAATTTTTTCACCGTTAAATTGATGAGTTGCTGTACCAATCTGTTTTTTCATAATTAAAAGGATTTTCATATTTTGGAAGGAAGTTCTCCATCACTTCAAACACTTCTAATCCGTTAACTCCTCTGTAGTGGATTGGATGGTTTACAGCACTATTGCTGCGAGATTCATCCCACTGCTTTTGTCTTTTTTTTGCTATTTTTTCTGATTCGATTGCTGCTTCTTCAAAATCTATGAAACTCATTTAATTCCAGCTCCTTCAAAGTATGATTCCAATCTATCCATTATTTTCTTTCTAGTCTGCCATCCGATTTCATACGGATTTCTTAAAAAGACATTCAATGTGACTGTTCTTACTTTCAGAATGTCTCTAGCCATGTGTTTGAAGTTGTTTTCTGAATCAGCAATCATCTCTTCGATATCGTCTCTAGTCTTCAACAAGATTGAATCATACAGTGCATCTAATCTGTTATGCCCAATGTTGCTATCCATCTTGTTAATTTTGAACGGCTTAGGAGCTGCAGCCACTTCAACTACATTGCCTGTCACTCCATGTTCCTTCATGAATTTTCGTTCAGCTCCATAATTCTTGAATGTCATTGCTTCATTTTGACTTGCTTTGAATTCAAAAGTGTAAACTGGATGGTGTCTGTTAAGATATCCCATCATGCTGCTATGATCATTAATTTTTTTAAAGTACATATTGTTATTTTTAATCACAAATACCATACTCATTCTCCAACTCTGCCATTATTTCGATATGGCTTCTAATTTTTCTCATAATATCGCTATGTGGTTCGGATGTTTGGTAAGTGGCTATTATTACATTATTTCTATCTTCAATTAGACGGAAGCCATAAAGCTTCTCTAATTGAGCTACTTCCAACGCTTGCCAGATAGCCTTGTCTTTCTGTTCCTTCTGCTGCTCGATGTATGCTGCTGCGTAAGGAAGATGCTGATACATGCTCATTGCCTTAATATTCTTCTGGCATTGTTTAGCCTCCTGCAGCATAACCATTACAGCTCTTGTAGTCTTCAATCCTTCAGACTTCATAATCTTTTCGAATTCTATCGCGTTCATCCTAAAACTCCTCTACAAAGTCCATTCGAGCTTTGAAAAATTTGAAAGTAGAATCCATCAAATCTCCTTCTCTGTTCTTCTTGATTGAGAATTTAACTCGTTGATAGCCTTCATGATTGGCTTCTGTTTCTTCATTATTCAAGAATCCTACGACATTCGAGTCTTGCTCGATTGAGCCAGACTCTCTCAAGTCGCTCAGTACTGGTGACTTGTCCTGTCGCTGCTCTACTCCTCGTGATAGCTGCGATAGAATTACGATAGGCACTTGCTGCTCGTTGGCTAGATTCTTCAATTCGCGTGTAATTTGCTCAATTTGCAGCCTTCTGTCGCGATTGTTGTTAACTTTAATCAGTCCTACATAATCAATGACTGCCAAGTATTTACCTGGTGCTTGTCCTGTAGCTCGTTCTTTGATAATTCCTAGAATATGGTTCAATTCAGATACTGTGTCATATACTTTCAAGTCCTTGCTCTTAAAGTATTCGATAGTCGCTCTCACTAGCTCCTTATCGCTATCTTTAAGCATCTTATTCATCTTGCGTAAGTAGTATGTGTTAAGTGTTGTCATTTTTGCCACGAATCTGGAGAATACTTCTTTTTTGCTCATTTCCAGACTGAATAAGTCTACTCTTAAGCCTTCATTTCGTCTTAATGCTCTATCAATCAGATTGATAGTCCAGGCGCTCTTTCCTACTGATGGACGAGCTCCAACGGTTATGAGCATTCCAGGGCCGATGCCTCCGCCTAGAGCAGCATCTAATCCACTGAATGTCTTAATGCCGTCTTCAATATCATGCTCAAGCTCATACTCGAATTGCTCGAATGTTTCATCTAAATCACCAACATTCTTTTTGCGTGATAGCTTAGAAATTGCATTCAATAGTTCTAACATCTCAGCTTCGAGCTGCTTAGTTGGGAACTCTGTATGTTCTGCTTTGAGCTTCTCCAGCTTCGCTCTTAAATATTCATGGTGTAGCTGATTAGCTAGATAGTCCAATCCGCTTGTTGTCGCGTTTTCTTGCTGCAAAGCCATCAGATACTCATATCCGATAGTTTTATCTTTTAATTCAGCTCTCACTTTAGCGAATAGCTCCATCAGTCCATCTAGACGGCTGCCATTATTATTCAAGATTTCAAAGATCGTTTTGAAATTAATATCTGTAAACCACTCAGCTTGCAGATACGTTGATTGTGCTTTGTCGAAGTCTTGCAGCAGTGCTGCTATGATTGATTTCTCTAATTCGAAGTTATTCATATCAACCCTGCCAATCTGAGCCGAATAGCTCTTTCATCTTATCTGCCACAGATTGTCCAGAAGCTCCTTGCTGCTTCGTTCTAGCTGGCGCCTCGTTTAAGTAGTCCTCGAATTTTTCGCTGAATAGCGTTCTTGGTCTGAGATACTGATTCATCTTTTCGTTGTTTAGCCATTGCTTACACTTGATGTCAATAACTCTCTCAAAGTCTTCTACTGTGAAGCCATTATCTAGCAGCTTGTGGATTAGCTGTGCTGTCTTTTTAGTCTTAACAGAGTACTTCTTTCCAGTTCGTTTATTCAAATAATCAATGATATGTTTAGTCTCCTCAGTCCATACAACCTTGAGCGGTTTCTCCTCGGTGACATTATTTTCTGTAGTAGTCTCTGTGTATTCTCTGGTATAGGTCTGTTCAAATTGAACACATCCATCTGTTCTATCTGAACACATCGTCTGTTCATATTGAACACATCGTCTGTTCACACATTGATACTCGATTGTGTACCATTTTGTTTTGTCGAATTTTTTCTTGTTAAAATTCCCAACTCTAATGACTTTCTGTTTTTCTAAGTTGCTTAAAGTCCTTCTGATAGTCATTGTTGACCAGAATGGGAATTCTGTTTGCCAATCTTCTAATGTCTTATAGAACCATTTAACTCCTTCAAATTCATGGCTGCTCTTAATCAACCAGTAGTGCATTTGTTGCAGCATGATGGCCTCGTTTAAGCCAAGCTCTCTAGCAAGTGATGGCAGTACTTGAAGAGGTGGCTCATCTATTAATAGTCTGCTCATTGCTTTTCCCCTAATTTATGCTATAATTTAGTTAAGTATTTTATGGATGGCGGCTGTTTTAAGTCGTCATCTTTTATTTTTCTAGCAGCTCCAGTGCAGTCTCATAAGCATCCTCTAGACTGTGATGTGTGCTGCTACTTTTGTATATTCCGTTGATAACACTTAGATGATACTTACCATTCAAGAATTTAATAGTTCCTACAGTCTCTGTATTATTCATTAAATCAAATTCAGTGCTATCAAATAGATTTTCTATCAAGCTAATCATCGAAAATCACACCTTGTCTAATTGCATCCACTTTATCCATGTGTTGGTTAACTGCTCCAACCCACAAGTGCATAAATGCGATTATTCCAACGACTGCTAATGCTGAAAATCCTAAGAATTTCAAGTATTTCTTAATGAAGTTCTTATTGAACTCTTTCCAGAAAGCTTTTCTTTTTAGCTTTCTAGTTCTTGATATTTCAACTCTGCTCATCTTCTTCTTTCCTTCCGTTCATCCCACACTTTCTGTATGGCTTCAATATGATTCGCTTTATATTTATATGGCCTTGTATCAACTCTTCTAGCAGCAACGACTACAGGATGATTTCTCACATCGCTTTTGAGCCAAGCGCTGGAACTCGTTCCGATTTCAGCACACAATTCTTCAGTTGTTATCCATCTCTGTCTACTTCTTGAATCAATAAATGGCTTTATTAAATCAACAAATTTCTCTGGATTTCTTCTTACTACTTCTAGAAATATCGGCTCGTAGTAATCGAGTGTTGCTTTTTCCATTTTTGCCTCCTTCCTAGATTTTATCTAACATGTTAGATTTTTTGTCTAAAAAAATAACTCTGATACTTTTACATTAAAAAAGATTGCTAATTTCTTTAATGTGGCCGTTGAAGTTTCTTGAATTGTTCCTGTTTCTAAACCAGAAATCAAAGCACGGCTTACACCAGATTTTGCTGCTAATTCTTCCTGCGAGATTTTCATTTTTTCTCTTAATTCCTTAATTTTGTAATTTACAATCATATTAGACTCCTTTCTCTTAATATGAACAACATGTTAGACAGTTGCTTTAAAAATAAAAGGCTTAATTAACCTTACGAGAACAGTATAACATGTTAGACGGTATGTGTCAACAATGTTAGACAATAAAATTTGAAAAAGTTTTTTGAGTTCATTATAATATGTACAAGATGTTAAACAAGGAGGTTAATTATCATGCATCTTGGAGAGATTATTAAAGAGTTTCGTGCTGCAAATAAATTGAGTATGGCCAAATTCGCAGAAATGGCTAATGTTAGTAAAGCATATATTTCTGTCTTAGAACGTAATAAACGGCCAGATACAGAAAAGCCAGTAATTCCATCTATACCTGTAATTAAGAATGTTGCTGAAGCAATGGGGATGTCGTTTGATGATTTATTCAACATGCTTGAGGATAATCAAGTTGTTTCTGTTGTAGATGATTCAGTTGTCAATAAGATTTCTAACATTGTTTATAAATTATCCAACGATCGTCAGAGAAAAGTTTACAATTATGCTGATGACCTAATGAAAGAACAAGAAGGTATCGAAGAGGAGAAAGTTGTTTATTTAGTTAGAGGTCGCAAGTCTGCTGCTGGCTCTATGATTCATGTTGATGATATAGATGCTAATATGGGAGTGCTGCCCTCTTCAATCGTTCCTAATGGTGCTAATGAATTGGTTCAAATCACTGGAGATTCAATGGAACCTATAATCAAGAAAGGTTCAGAGGTATATTTGAGATATCAGCCGACTGTTGAAGATGGAGAGATTGCTATTGTACGTGTAGAAGATGAAGGAGTTACATGTAAATACTTATTTAGAGACGGTAAAAATATTATTTTAAAATCAGAAAATTCTAAATATGATGATATTGTTGTTGATTCAGAAAAAGTGTCAGTTATTGGTAAAGTTTTATTGTGAAAGGTTAGTGAAATATATGCTAAATTGGTTTAAAAGTAAATCTTAAATATATGTTGAGCAGTTGGCTGGATATGAGTTTAACCAGCTCGAATTGGAATACACTTATAAAAAATCTGGTGGGAAAAATAACACTATAATTTCAGACAATGTTGTTCGTATTGCATTTGAAAATGACAATCCACATGATTGCAATGCAGTAGCTGTGTACGCATACAATTTAAAAATTGGTTATATTCCTGCTTCCGATGCTCCTACTGTTAGAAAGATGATAAAGCCAGTAGTTAGTCTTAGATTGTATTATTACAATAACAAATATAGAGCAGAAATAACTATCGAATATAAAGGCTTAAAGAAATAATGTATATAATAAATGCGGAAATGAGGTGAGATGTATGGCTAGTATATACAGGCGAGGTAAAACATGGGCTTACAAAGTCTATTACCAAGATAACGGAAAGCAGAAAGCTGTATCTAAGAGTGGATTCAAGACAAAAACAGAAGCGAAAGATGCTTCCATTCTACGTGAGAACGAGCTGCTGCAAGGTAAGGACTTTGCAAAGGAAAGAATGAGCCTCTCAGACTATATGCTCTATTGGAAGAAGCTATACAAAGACGATACAATTTCCGTAGGAAGTTCCAAGCAAATAGAAACGATTATCAAAGTACTTAAGAAACAGTACAATCCGATGATGAAGGATGTTAATCATGAAAACTATCAGCAATTTCTAAATTATCTCTCATCTATTCGAACTAAAGCGACTGTGAAGAAGTATCACTCATACATTAAAGCATGTATTAGACATGCTATCCAGACTAGAATTATCCTCATAGATCCAACACTTGGAGTAGTCCTAAAAGGTAAGGATGCCAAAGAAGATAATATGAAGTTCTTGAGTATGGATGAGTTCAGAAGATTAGAGGCAGCAGTGCTTGATGGAATTGATACAAGCATGACGAGCAGATACATCATACTGACATCCATGTACACTGGTGCTCGCTTTGGAGAATGTTTAGGTTTAACTTGGGATTGTATAGACTTTGAAAATGAGCAGATACACATCGAAAAGGGATTTGATTATCTGCATACAAATAAGTACACAGACGGGAAGACAAAGAATGCTAATCGCATAATTGATGTGCCTCGTAAATTATTAGACATATTAGACACGCTGCCTAGAGACTCAAGCAGCGTGTTTGAACGTGTTTCTAATAACGGAGTGAATCACAGCCTTACACACGCTCTTAAGCGTGCTAAAATCGATAAAATGGTTACATTCCACGCGCTACGGCATACTCATGCGAGCATACTCCTCTCTCAAGGTGTGCAGCTCCTAACTATCAGCAGAAGGCTTGGCCATTCTGATGCTAATATCACTCTCAAAACTTACTCTCACATTCTGGATGAGATGAAGATTTCTGAGGCAAAAAAAATAAAAGAGATTTTAGTCCACGGAACAAATACGGAACAAAACCTCTAAAAACGTTGATATATAAGCAACTTTTAAGGAGAAGAGGAGATTTGAACTCCCGCGCCGCTTTCACGACCTATCGCATTTCGAGTGCGACCCCTTCAGCCTCTTGGGTACTTCTCCATGATTCTAGTATAGTACGGAGATTTTCTTCAATCAATCCTTTTTTATCAATAGAGTTAAATAACTCTACTGCTGAAACTTACAGATAAAGTAATTTTATTATTGATACTACTGGCATACAAAATTTCTAGTTCGAAAATTGATATTCGCTCGTAATTTCATTATAATGAACATACATTAGAGGTGCGATTTATCGCAGGCTCTACAGATGATTTTTTCAGAGAGGTTTTACCGGCTCTGCATAGGACACCCCAATTAGGTGTCCTTTTTTATTTTAAAACATCGCACTACTAACTCGGTTGATACTATCCATTATTAAGTTATGAATAGAAGTCAAAAAGCAGGGAAATTGTCCCCTGCTTTTCACTATTCAACTTTAAGGTCATCTTTTATAAGCGTTTCTGCACATTGAGTTAATTTGCTTGCTGTCTCAAATGAAACGTTTTTCAATTCTCTAGTTCCATTGATAAGCCTTGCAATAAGAGGTTGTGAAACGCCGCTTTCTTTTGCAATTCGATACCCTGAGTAATTTTCAAATAACCATTGTATCTTTTCTTCATCCGCTCTTAACATAATTTCCTCCTACTCTTTCTGTAAATGCTTGATAATAAGTATCCATTTTTAGCTTCTACATCCATTCGTATCCTTTTCTAAAAAAAGATAAGTTACTAATAAAAAAAAGATTATCTGCTTGATAAATTCATCTTAATAAAAGGTCAAAAGGATAGTCAAATTATATCTATATAAAACAAAAAAACCACCGACTCGCAGCCGGTGGAAAAAAGGATTAGAAATATTTATTTGGGAGGATAAATATTCTCTTTGGGAA